GTTGCCTCTGTCAAGAGTCCACTACCTTGTTGATCTTGAGCATACTGAGATTCAGTATTTTCAAGACATAAAGCAGTGACTGCTCTACGATATGAATCACTGATCTTAGGAAGATCTGGATGATCCAGAACTGGAGCCCACTTCTTATTAATTGTTTCTGAGAGTTGCATTTTTTAAACTCCTTATATTGTTAAAAAAACTTAAAAATTATTATTAATTACGAGCAATAGCTTTACTATATGCTTCCATGATGTTGTTCAACTTAGGGTCAGAAACTTCTTCTCCATCAGATGATCCATCACTTTCCTGTTCAACATTTTCATCCTGTTTTGTTTGATTTGGGAAATAACTTTCCTTAATCGTCTTAACTTTATTCTCAAAATCGTCTTTGTCATCTTCGTAAGAAACACCCTCTACGAGAGATTTCATCTTTTCAGATTGTGTGTCTGCAAGGTCTTCACAAACTTCTTCTAAGATCTTGTCCTTACGATATTCGTTAAGTTCACTTGTAACTTGAACGTTGTCATCGATTTGAGAGTTCAATTTTCCTTCAAGTTCTTCCACCTTGTCGTACAGGCTTTCAACGATGTCAACTTTTTCGTCTGGAACTTCGATATAATGTTCGGTAAAGAGATTTTTAAGTCCACCTATGAACTCTTCAGTAAGTTCACTCTTCAATGAACTATCAAGCGCAAGTTCGTTCTCTTTCATCCACTCTTCAACTACGTAGTTGAGATAACCATCGACTTTTTCAGTCAATTCGTCACGGAATGAAACAATCTCTTCTTGAAGATCTGACTGATACTCTTTTTCAAGTTCGTCAATCTTTCCTGTTGCAATTTCCATTACTTTCTGATGAACTGCGGCTTCAAAGATAGTAGAAGCTTTGGTCTTAAACTCTTCTGAAAGTTCTTCACCATCTACTAATGCATCGATATCTTCTTTTACATTAATTTCAGGCATAGAAATTTTAATTTTCTTTTTCTTTTTACCAACTTCATCTTTTTCTGGATCAGAATCATCTGGTGTTGGGCCCCCAAGATCTTCTGCTTCTGCAACATCCATAAGATCTTTCCATTTGGCAGAAACTTCTTCTTTTTTCAGACCATTGACTTTATCGAAAAGGGCTTTGATCATAGCAGATTTAGTAGAAGGAACTTTATATTCCTCTTTCTTTACTTGCTCTTCTTCCTCTTCTTCGTCATCATCATCTTCGTCTTCGTCATCGTCTTCTTTGACTTTTGCTTTGGGTGCTTCTGCAACAATTTCTTCTTTTTCTTCTTCTTCAATTTGTTCTGGAGCTTCAACAAGTCCTTCTTGCTCAGTTTCTTCCAGAATTTCTTCTTGAGTTGTATTTTCCATAGAACTTGATACTCCTAATAGTTAATGGTATATTTCGTTTACTGTAGTAATATTTATAATATCACAACTTTGATAATAAATTTTTAAACTCGTTTATTTTTACTTCCTCAAGTTTTCTGGAAGAGGCTTTTAGAATATTATTCTTTGCCCGTTTTATATCTTGTTCACGCAAAAGTCCATTATCCCAAATCCATTCTCTTCCTTCCATAATACCTTCTACGAAAGCATTAGGAGCAGATGGATCTGCAACAATATCTGCTGCGGTTGCAAGATAAAAATCTTTTTGTACAATCTGAGAGTTCTTTGCATCTGGTTTTAATGTTCCCATTCCTCTTGAAGAAACACCTAGTCTTGCACCCTCATCAATCAAACACTTAACAATTTGTCCATTTGGTGTATTTAAAACTTTTGCACGCCCAACAAAATTCTTACCTTCTTTAACTAAAGAAGTAATCATATGCGATGCACGATCTAAATTAACTGTCGGGCCGTCAGGGTGTCCAAGTTCTCCAAATGCACGTTTTGGTGTAACATATTCGTTGACATATCTTTTTACTTCATTTTCAAGAACATCTAAAGGATATACCCTACCATTTTTATTCTTCTTTTCAGACTGCATGAAGATACCTTCAATGAAGTACTGTTTGGGTTTAGCACCTTCTTCGATTAATTCATACTCTACAGATTCTTGTAATTCGCATATAAGTTTCATTTGTCTATCCTATTTTGCGTTACTGAATGCAAAATCCAAGATTTTTAAGAAAGATTTTGTATCTTTATTCATGTTATCTTGCATTTTTTTCTTGTTAGAACTATTTAGTGTGTCAAAGGTTTTCAAAATAGTTTTTGCGGATTCGGGGTCAATTGGAACCGATGTACCGCTTTTAAACTTAATATCCGCTTCTTTTTTCTTTTTTACAACCGATCTTAATTGATCTACAACATCTTCCGTCAAAGGTTTTTCTGACCGAATTACCTCTTCAACTTTCTTCTCTTTAACAGGAAAACCTATTGATTTTCTAAACTCTTTGTATGTTTTCATTATTATCTACTCGGGCCACCATCTGCAATTTTGGAATATGTTCCATTTGTTACATTTGCCAATAAAAATTGATCCGATTCTTTATGAATAACGGTTAATGAAGCTGCAGGCAAAGTAACAGAACCTTGAACTGTTCCATTGGTTCCTCCTTCAGTTCCATCATTTTTAACTACTGAAATAATTGTAATCGCTGATGCGTAAACCGCAACCGCCGTTGCTTTACCCAATCCCAAATTTGTAGCAGTTGTGGCAGTCTTTGCGGCTAATAGTTTCATTGTGTCTCCGTTGTTTCTGGTTCTGGTTCAGCCTGAATCTCTACTTCTGGTTCTTCAACTGGAATTTCTTCTTTGTCCGAAAACATTCTGGCAGAAACTTCTCGTTTTCTGGTTTCCAATCCATCTATTACTTTACTTGTAATTATCTGATCAAATGCATCGTGAACCTGTGTAGGACTACTTTTCATCGAATAATCTATAATATCTACTGTTTTAAAATTTTGTTGAACTTCTTGTTCTGCCATTTTTATCTCCAAAAATTATCTATTAATATTTATAAACTTTTAAAGGTGTAAACCTCTAATATTCTTCTTCTCCACCTTCTTCACCTCCACCCTCTTCTTCTGCTTCTTTTGCAATTAATTCATCTTGTTTCTCAACTTCTGCCGCTGTTTGTCTGAGAATATTTGCTCGAAACCACTCTTTGGAATAATACTTTCCAACATATTCTTCTGAGTTTCTTGCAAGATCTAAACGTTGAGACATAGTTTCTTGATGTTTAAATTCTGAATAGTAATGATCCTTTTCAAACCTGTAATGAACCTTGTCTCTAATCTTGGCCCATTCTGCAGCTGTCATGATATTTTTCAGAATCAACTGTCTTTCCATTATTTCATCAAATAAAATTGAGAATCTTGTCTGTAACTTTTTGATAAATTTACTAAAAAGTAATTCATCTCTTGTAATTTCACTTTCTCTCCCCAAAGAGAATCCCGACTCTGCTTCAAGTCGTGAGACAGGAACATGCATTGCTTTGTATAATTTTCGTTGAAAGTACTCTACATCTTCCAATTGACCAAGATTTTCTCCGCCAGGAAGTGTAGTTATTTCTGTTCCTCGACCACCTTCTCTTCGTGGCAACCAGTAGTCTTCCAACATTGATTGGTGTCTGCGATCATCTTTGACCTCACCAGAATCCGAATCGTAAACCAATCGGTTCTTGTAACGTGTCATGATGTCACGGATATATTGTTCTGCTTTTAATTTCGGTAGGTTTCCTACATCAATATAGAAAATTCTGCGTTCTGGTGCTCGTGATATACGATAGATAACAACTGCATCTTCTACCATTCGGAGTTGATTTAATGGTTTGATTGCCTTATGAAGATAAGACATTACTGTATTTTTTTGAGGATTCAATAGACCTGAAGTTGCATATGCAATACTATCACCCGAAATTATAATACCAGAAGAAGATCGACTATGCAATCCGGCCTCATTATAAGTGTACGTAGGAACTATACTTACTTTTGCTTGTTTAGGATCAGTCGTTTTTTCTGTTTTAACTTGTTTGACTTTTTTAACTTTTGTAGCATCCAAACTTCGGAGTTCTATAATACCACGTTTTGGGTCATTTTCATCTATCATAATGTGATAATACAATCTTCCTTCAATGTACCATCTGCGAAAAATATCATGACCATAATTGTTAAAATTCAAAAGATCTAATACAGTATCAAATTCTGTACGAACTTTTTTCTTAATACCGTCTGTGAGATCTGTTTTGTCGAGAACAACTGATACTGAGGGAAGGATATCATCAGCAACAATGGCTTCATTTATAACATTGTCAATTGCAATTTCACAATCAGACATTTGTGACATATCACGATATTTAAGAATAAGTTCTACCTCATTCTTATATTGTCCATCCATATCAAGAGAGTAACCAGCGGCTCCTGCTCCCGATACCATCATGGAACCATCATCACTCTCTGGAAGTGTGAACGCAGGAACATTGGCGTTTGCCAATTCCTGACTTTTTCTTTCAATTTTAAACCCAAATATTTCAAATGCCATAATTTTTTCCTACTGATTTTTTATCCAATTCCTACTATATTTTCTGGTGGAACTGGTAAATTTGATGCTGAAGTAGCTGCACTAACAAACCAACTATCATACATCCAAGTACAAGTAAACTCTTCTATTTCTTGCGATGACCAATCAAGATTGATTGTTGACAATGCAGACGGCCACGCACCCTTAAATATATAAGTACGTAAATCATTCCCAGCTTTACTAAATTGCGTAACCTTCAACGAAGTTTTATACTTTGCTGCATCGCCCTCAGACTTATCATTCGACTGAAATAAATTCTTATCTCTTGTATTTAGGGTGTGATTTGAGATAGATGCCATCCAACTTTCAAGTGAATTTCTAATACCAAAATCTTCATCATTAATAATAGTTGTATCCCATGTATCGAAGGAACGATCACCGGCCACATGTATCGCTTTGCCATGATAAAAAACATCATATGACCCGATTGTACTTGCAGGAATGGTTGTTGCTTTGACTAAAAATTCTGATCTGGTTGGGGGAGCTGTTATTCCACTAGGATATGTGAAATCCACTTTGAACAGAGAGGGACGAGCGCCCCCCTGTTTTAAATTTGATTTGAATTCTGTTACTGAGAATGCCATTCATTATTATTTTTTAAATTAAATTGATTAAGATGCAGAAACTACTGAACCATGTGTCCAATGATCATACGCAAGAGTAATAGTATATTCTTGAAT